CTGAGAAATGCATAATCTTCAAATTCTTTTTGTAACGGGGTAGACTGCCGCGCCATGAACCCAACTCCCGAGAAACTGAGCGAGCTGCGCGCTCTGCGCGCCGAGACGAAACGCAAGGCGCTGGAGCGCCGCAGACAGCGCGCTGCGGAGGAGCGCACGGCCAAGCTGCTGGCCCAGCAGCGGGAGATCTGCCGGCGGGTGGCGCAGGGTGCCAGCTTGATGGCGGTGTGCAGCGAGGGCGACAAGCGCATCCCGACTTACGACCGGGCGCTGATCTGGCTGGCCGACTACCCGGAGTTCAGCGACGCCTACAAGGCGGCGCAGCGCGCCCGTGCCGATGCCCTGTTCGAGGAGGCGCTGACCATCAGCGACGACGCCAGAAACGACTGGATGGCCCGCAATGACCCGAACAACCCCGGCTGGGTGCAGAACGGCGAGCACATCGCCCGCAGCAAGCTGCGCGTCGACACCCGCAAGTGGATGGTCAGCAAATTGAACCCGTCGAGGTACGGCGAGAAGCTCGCCGTCGAGGGCAACCCCGACAAGCCGGTCGTCGTTGCCGTCACCCACAAGATCGTGCAAGTGGTACGACAGGAAACATTCTCACCGCAGGAGAAGCTCAGTGGCTGGGAGGCTAACGAGGACGATTGATATCGAGACCGCCGAGGTCTTTGCACCACTCTTGCAGCCACACCGCTACAAGGGCGCACATGGCGGTCGTGGTAGCGGCAAGAGCAACTTTTTCGCGGACCTGCTCATCAGTGACAGTCTGGCCGAACCGGGCATCAGCGGGGAAGGCTTGCGCTCCGTATGCATCCGTGAGGTTCAGAAGGACTTGAGCCAGAGTGCCAAGCTGCTCATCGAGGACAAGCTGGCTCGTTACGAGCTGGGGCAGGCAGATGGCTTCAGGATTTATGACGATTGCATCTCGACGCCCAAGGACGGGCTCGTCCTGTTCAAGGGCATGAACGATTATAGTGCGGAGAGCATCAAATCCCTTGAGCACTTCAAGCGTGCGTGGATCGAAGAGGCGCATACGATCAGTTCCACCAGCCTGACGCTCCTACGACCGACGATCCGAGCGAACGGCTCGCAGATCTTGGCGAGCTGGAACCGCCGGCGCAAGCAGGATCCGATAGACGTGTTGCTGACCGGTGACAGCAAGCCGAGCGACTGCGTCGTCGTCAAGGCCAACTGGCGCGATAACCCTTGGTTCCCGGAGGTGCTCGAACAGGAGCGCCTCGACATGATGCGCAAGGAGCCCGAGCTTTACCCGCACGTCTGGGAGGGCGACTACGCCACCGCCATCGCCGGCGCGTACTTCGCCCGCCACCTCGGCGAGGCCGAGCGGCAGGGCCGCATCGTCGACTTCCTCGCCCCGGATCCACTGATGACCGTGCGCGCCTACTGGGACATCGGCGGCACTGGCATCAAGGCCGACGCCTGCGCGATCTGGATCGTGCAGTTCGTCGGCAACGAGATCCGGGTGCTCGACTACTACGAGGCCATCGGGCAGGAGCTGGCCTACCACGCCGAGTGGCTGCGCTCGTCGGGCTATGAGCGCGCCCGCTGCATCCTGCCGCACGATGGTGCTGCCAACGACAAGGTCTACAAGATCAGCTACGAGAGCGCGCTCCGCGCCTCGGGCTTCTCGGTCAAGGTCGTGCCCAACCAAGGCCCCGGCGCGGCCAAGCAGCGCAACGAGGCGGTCAAGCGCCGCTTCCCGCAGTTCGTCTTCCACCGCTCGAGGACGCAGGCAGGCCGCGAGGCGCTCGGCTGGTACCATGAGCGCAAGGACGAGAAGCGCAACGTCGGCCTTGGGCCTGAACATGATTGGAGCAGTCACGGGGCCGACGCATTTGGCTTGATGGCCATCGACTACACGGAGCCAACCGTGGTATCTCATGCGACGGGGGCGCGTCGCACAATCAAGGGGATCGTGTGATGCCGCTGAAGGGTTTCATCGACAGGCAGGCCGGGCGGGATCGACTGAGGAAGTCGATGCTGGAGAGGCACGGCAAGAAGTTCGTGCCCGAGGGCGGCTGGGACGCCTTCTTCGGCCCCGACGACCCGATCTGCGACGTCCAGTGCCAGCAGTGCCACAAGATGGTGCCCGAGGTCAGGCCGTTCGGCCCGAACCATGAGAGCATCTGCGAGGCGTGCGCCAAGCTCGACATGAAGACGACCCGAGAGCGCCTGCGCGGGCTGGGCATCGTCTGATGGCCAAGCAGGGGAAGAAGCTCACCGAGGAAGAGATCGGGCGCATCGCCAACGCCGAGATCAACGCCGCCATCACCTACGACGGCACCGACTTCCAGAAGCGCCGGGTCACGGCGCTCGAGTACTATCGCGGTGAGATGAAAGACCTCGAGAACGAGGAGGGCACCAGCGAGGCCGTGACGCACGACGTCAAGGACGTCATCGGCTGGATGCTGCCGGGCCTGATGCGCGTCTTCTTCAGCGCCGACGAGCTGGGCCAGTACGTGCCCGAGGCCGAGGACGACGAGGACGGCGCGAAGCAGGCGACCGACTACGCCAACTACGTGATCATGAAGGAGTGCAACGGCTATCAGGTGTTCTGGGACGTGTTCCACGACGCCCTGCTGTTCGCCAACGGCATCGTCAAGCACTGGTGGGAGGAGACCGAGAAGGTCACCGTTCACTTCGCCAGCGGCCTCGACGACGACCAGTTCGCGCTCCTCGTCAACAATCCAGAGATCGAGATCATCGCGCACCGGGTCGACCAGATCGCGGTGCCCATGGACGAGCCCGACGACGGCGACCAGCCGATCCAACTGCCACCGCAGGCGATGCCGGGACCACCGCCAGCGGGCGGCATGCCGCCGGGGGCTCCTCCCCCTGCCGGTGGTCAGCCACCCGGCCCTCCCGCGCCGGGTGGCGGGCCTCCGAACGGCCTCGCCCCACAGCCGCCCGGTGGCGGCGGTATGCCTCCGGGACTGATGCAGATGCTCGGCGGGGGCGGAAACGCGCCCAGCGGGCCTGCTGGCCCGCCTCCTGTGCCGAATGGCGGGCCACCGCCGCAGCACATGCTCGACATGCTCGAGCCGCCGCCCATGATGATGGACGTGCATGCCGTCAAGGTGAAGCGCACCGTCAAGGGCGGCAAGCTGCGCGTCGCGGCGACGCCGCCGGAAGAGTTCCTGATCAACATTCAGGCGCGCGACATCGACAGCGCCCGCTTCGTCGCGCACCGGATGATCAAGACCCGCACCGAGCTGATCGAGATGGGCTACGACCGCGACAAGGTCTACGACCTGCCGGCGACCGGCGGGCTGCTGCCCGATTTCGGCAACCTGCCGATGACCCGCATCGACACGGCTGTCCACTATCCGGCCTATCCCGGCGTCGACAAGTCGATGGAAGAGGTCGAGATTTGCGAGGCGTACCTGAAGATGGACGCGGACGGCGACGGCGTCGCCGAGATGATGCGCGTCGTCATGGGCGGGCCGAACACCAACGTCGTGCTTGATGCCGACCTGTGGGAAGACGAGGTACCGTTCACCGACTTCGTCGCCGAGCGCGTGCCGCACCGCTGGCAGGGCTCATCGGCCTACGAGGATCTGGAGGACATCCAGCGCATCAAGTCGACGCTGCTCAGGCAGTTCCTCGACAACCTCTACCACTCGAACATCCCCGACCGCGCCGTCGCCATCGACCAGATCGTCAACCCCGACGCCCTGCTCGACCGCAAGATCGGCAACACCATCCACACCGAGGGGAACCCTGCCGGTGTCATCACTGATCTACAGGTACCATTCGTGGCGAAAGAGGCGCTCACGGGCCTTGAATACATGGACCAGATCATCGAGCGTCGTACCGGTGTATCGAAATCGACGATGGCGCTCGACCTTGAGGCGCTTCAGAACCAGTCGGCTACTGCGGTCAATGCGTCGCAGAGCGCCAGCTACAGCAAGATCGAGCTGATTGCCCGCAACTTCGCCGAGATGGGCTTCAAGCGGTTCTTCCAGTGCATCCTGAAGCTGCTGGTCGCCCATCAGGACGGCCCGCGCAAGGTCAAGATCAAGCGCAAGTGGGTCGACATGGATCCGTCGAGCTGGAACGCCGAAATGAAGTTCGACGTTAACGTCGGGTTAGGCTCGGGCTCACGAGATCGAGATGCGCAAATCCTGCTCCAGATCGCTGCGAAGCAGGAAATGATCAACATGCAGCTCGGGCCTGACAATCCCCTGTGCGGCCTCGACAAGTATGCGAACACGCTGCGCACGCTGGTGCAGTTCGCCCTGCCCAGCGCCGAGCCTGACCGCTACTTCGGCGAGATCGAGATGGACGACCCGAAGATACAGGCGTGGATGGCCAAGCAGAGCCAAGCCAAGCCGGATCCGAAGGTGCAGGCGGCGCAGGCCAAGGCCGCAGCCGACGCCCAGAAGGCGCAGGCCGACCTTCAGCTCAAGCAGCAGATGGGGCAGGCCGACATCCAGCTCCAGCAGCAGAAGGCCGCTGCCGAGATGCAGACGCAGCAGCAGGCCGACGCCGCCGGCTTGCAGGTCGCCAGCCAGAAGAACCAGATGGACCTCGCCGCCAAGCGCGAGGCCAACCAGATGGCCATGCAGGCGCAGGCCGAGAAGAACGCCATGGACATGGCGCAGCAGCAGAAATCGATGCAGCTCGACGCCGAGCTGAAGCAGCAGGAGCTGCTGCTCGAGGCGGCGCTGACGCGGGAAAGCAATCACATGCAGGCCGCGACCGCGCACGCCAAGAACAAGAGCGACGCCAACATCCGCCAACAGATGGTGAAACGAAAAGGACCGTAAGCCATGACGACCAAGCGCGAAGACGACGAGCCCGGCCCGAACGCTGCGGTCGAGGGTGCCGGGCATGAACCAGTCGGGCTGCTGCCCCTCGGCAAGGGCGACGCCGTCAAGCCGCTCGCCGCCGACCAGCAGGAGGCCGTGCGCAACGCCGGGGCCGGTGGCCTGTCCGACTACGCCAAGCAGGCGTATGCCGCAGGCGAGGACTTCGGCATCACCGCCGAGGACGCCGCCTCGATGGGTGCGGGGTTCGTGCAGGACACGCTGAAGGCGGCAATCGCCGCGACCGAGCCGCCGCCCGAGCCGCTCGGCGAGCTGACGCTGACCTCGCTCTCGCCCGACACCGCCGAGCTGGGCGGCGAGGACGTCACCGTGTCGTTCATCGGCACGGGCTTCGACGCCACCTGCGAGATCGTCTTCGCCGGGCACTCGGAGGAGACGGTGCTTGTGTCCGACACCGAGCTGACGACCATCGTCAAGCCGTCGCTGGGCTGGGGGCCGGTGGCCGTCGCCGCCTACGTGCGCAACGTCATCACCCAGTCCGAGACGCTGATGTTCACCTTCACCGCCGGTGAGCCGGTAACGCTGACGTCGCTCACCCCGAACACCGCCGTCGTCGGCGACGCCGACCTCGTCATCTCGCTGGCCGGTACCGGCTTCACCGACGCCACGACCGTCAACTTCGGTGGCGTCGAGCAGCAGGCGACGCTCGCTTCTGACACCGAGATCTTCACCAACGTATCGCCAGCGGCGGCTGTCGCAGGCGACGTGCCGGTCTTCGTCACCGAGGCGGGGCAGGTGTCCGAGACGCTACAGTTCACCTTCACCGAGCCATCGGCCCGGTCAACCAAGAGAGGCAAGTGACCATGGCCAAGAAAGGCATCCCGGAAGGCTTCAAGGGCGGCGGCAAGAAGGCTACCGGCAAGAAGGGCATCCCGGAGGGGTTCGCCAAGGGCGGGCAGAGTGGCAACAAGCCCGGCAAAGTGGGCAAATCGTTCAAGTAGGAGCTGACCATGGCACAGACCGCAGCCGAAACCACCAAGATCGCCGAGGGCGGATCCTCGCCGCTGACCGACTACTATCGCAAGTTCAAGCGCGATGGCGGCACGGCCAGCCCGATGACCAATCAGCAGCTCAAGGAGAGCGGCGCAGGCTTCTGGGCTGACATGGCCCGCCAAGGTGGGATCGTGGTGTCCTGATGGCCGACAGCCAGAAGGACCGCGAAATCGCACGGCGCGTCTCGGAGGCGCGCCGCCTGCTCGATGAGCCGCTGCTCAACGAGGCGCTCGACAAGATGGAAAGCCAAGCGGTCGAGGAGATGATCAAGCTGCCGTTCTGGGCGAGCCGGCGCATGCGCATGATCGCCGACCGCGTCCGCGTCATCCGTGGCATACGGCGGCACCTCGAGATGATCATCACCAACGGCGAGCAGGCACTCAGGACGCCCAAACGGGTCGCCTGAGCACCAAAACTGGCCAATGTGCGCATATGCGTGTAAAACAGGCCCCACGGGGCCTACAGGAGGGTAATCATGCCGCAAGAACAGCAGGAAGCCGCGACTTCCGCTGACGCCCTGATCGACCGGTTTCTAGAGGTCTCGGAGCCCTCCGAGGACGCCTCGCCGAAACCCCGCAAGCCCGGCAAGCCTGCCGAGCCCGAGGACCAATC